TTGAGTTTGATGATAAGGTTATTGCAGAACTTGTTAAGAAACATTTCCCAGACTTTCGCCGTGTTCTAAATGAGTTGCAACGATACTCACAGTTTGGTAAGATTGACACAGGAATTCTTTCACAGATTTCTGATGTTTCTATTACCGAGATTGTGAAGTTTGTTTCATCTAAAGATTTTGGTTCGATTAGAAAATGGGTTGCATCAAATGAGATTGATAGTAACACCCTTTTCCGTAAGTTGTATGATGCAATGTATGATACAATGAAACCACAATCTATTCCACAGGCAGTTTTAATTCTTGCAGATTACCAGTATAAAGCTGCGTTTGTTGCAGACCAAGAAATTAATACTGTGGCATGTTTGACAGAGCTAATGGTGAATTGTGAGTTTATTTGACGATTCTGTACCAACTAAGTGTTGTATCTATTGCCAACAAGAAAAACCTTTTTCTGAATTTGCAAAACATCCAACACGATATGATGGACATGATGGAAGATGCAAGTCTTGTATCAAAGAAAGATCCGATTTAGTTAAACATATTCGGCGAACTGCACCACCAATGTCGTTAGTTTGCGACTGTTGTGGTAAAGAACAAGGCGGTCATAGTAATCACAAGAAAACTAAATTGTGTTTAGACCACGATCCAAAGACCAACAAATTCAGAGGTTGGTTGTGTAATCAATGCAACACTGGTATTGGTCTTTTGGGTGACAATCACGATTCACTTATAAGAGCAGCCAATTACTTATTGGGAAAAAATAATGAATCACATTTTTAATGGACTATTTGAATGGATAAAAGATGATTGGAACTCTAATCGTTATCGTTTTGTTGTTGAATTGTTTGCTTGGTTTATTAGCATTGGTTGTAGCATTACAATGGCTCTCACGGTACCGAATCCTCCGTTACTTGCTTTATATCCTGTGTGGATCCTTGGTTGTGCTCTTTATGCTTGGGCTGCTTTTACTAGGAAATCTTTTGGCCTCCTTGCTAACTATCTTCTACTCACTACAATCGATACCTTTGGTTTGATAAGGATGCTTGCATGAGTGATGTTAGTCAAATCATTTCCTTGATTGTTGAAGCACAAAACATTGCAAAGACAAATGGTTACAATAATATATTGCAACCAGGTTTCATTAAAGAGATGATTGTGGCAGACATACTTGGTCATCAGGTACACAGAACAAAACATGAACCTGATGCTTATGATAAGGTTGACCCCAACATCAAGTATGAATACCTCAGTTGTTTTGAAAATGGTTCTTTCCAGTTTGACCGAATGTTCAAAAGTCCGGTTGAAAAGAGAAATAAGTCTTTACAAAGAATCACCAGAAATAGTAAAATATATTGTGCAATTTTTGAAAAAGAGTCGCCACTCAATGTGTTGGAAATCTATGAATTGGAAACAGATGTAGTTTTAAAAGAGACTGAAAGACAGTTAGATTCCAGTTCGAATGATATATCGCATGTTGGTTTTGGCATTAAGTGGGTAACTAATAACGGTAATAAGGTATATTGATGAGCAATCCTTTTGATTATGTTAATGCGATATTACAAAATAAGAAACAATTAATTATTGACGATATCACGGAAAAAGACTATCTACCTTTCATCGTGAATCGAAGTCTTTCCTATCATAAAGACTGTATCATGTATGCCAATGAGATGAATCGTAGGCACTTCTTGGAAAAGAAGTTGCAAAATGACTTTTTACTAAATACCGTGCGGTCACAAAAAAGACCGTTTGCGAAGTGGGTTAAATCTGAGAAAAGTGACGATTTAGAATGTATTAAGACTATCTATGGTTTCTCCGACTCAAAGGCTCGTGAAGCTCTGCGCCTCCTTAGCAATGAACAAATCCAACAACTAAAAGAAAAAACCCAATTGGGTGGATTAAATAAGAGGTAATGATGGTAGACTTGACTAAATTTGTAGAGGTCAGCCTGCAAGAGCAGGATGATTTTCTGAAGGTAAGAGAAACACTTACCCGCATTGGTGTTTCTTCCCGTAAAGAAAAAGTTCTTTATCAGTCATGCCACATTCTACACAAACAAGGCCGATACTATATCGTGCATTTCAAAGAATTATTTGCATTGGATGGAAAACCATCCAATCTTACAGAAAACGATATCCAAAGACGAAATGCTATTGCTAAGTTATTAGAAGAATGGGGTCTGATAAAGATATTAAACCCTACATTGTTGACAGATAATATTGCACCACTTCATCAGATTAAGATTATTGCATTTAAAGAAAAAGATGAATGGCAACTTATCACAAAATACAATATAGGTAAAAAAACAATCGATTACTGATAAGTAATATAAATAATGAAGGCGATGCCGAAAGGGTCGCCAATTTTGTAACTCGCTTAAAAGGAGAACTTTATGACACGAATTTCATTCGTTCCACTATACCAATCTACATTGGGATTTGACAAGTTTTTTGACGATGTTGAAAAACTATTGACCATGGATATTCAAAAATCAGCTTCTAATTTTCCTCCACATAACATCCTAAAACTGGATGATACACGATACATCGTAGAACTTGCCATTGCAGGATTTTCTAAAGATGAAATCGATATTTCAGTTAATGCAGGAGTGTTGACTGTGAAAGGTGAAAAGGAAGATAAAGAAAATGAAGTGCAATATCTACACAAAGGTATTGGCACAAGGTCTTTCACTAAGACAATTACAGTAGCCGACACAATCGAAGTAAAAGGTGCGGAATTTAAAGATGGCATTTTGCGTATTGGTTTGGAGAATGTTATTCCCGAACACAAGAAACCACGCAAGATTGAAATTGGTAATGATTTGAAGGATTTCAAACTTCAACTTTTACAAGAGAAGAAGGTAGCGTAACTTGGTGGGGCATTTTGCCCCACTTTTTAAAATGGAGATATTATGGTAAAGCGTGATAAAAATTTCAAACTGACCAAACAGACCAAACGGTTTATGGCCACCATAGTCGACCCAATCAGGCGTAATGAATACAAAAACGCAATGATTGAGGCACAGATTATTGGTTCGGTTCAATTCAAATCAAATAAGAATAAAAAAGAACAAAAAGAATCTGCTGAGGCATAATGAAGCAGAAATTTGTTGATGCACACATGGATGCAGCCGAGGTATATTCTCGGTTGTCAACTGCAAAACGATTACAGGTAGGTTGTGTTGTTGTTAAAGACAATACGATTATTGGTATTGGTTACAATGGTATGCCTTCTGGTTGGGATAATAACTGCGAAGAAGAAATCATAGTAGAAGAAGATGAAAAGTTTATAAAAGGTTTAAAAACTAAACCAGAAGTCCTTCATGCAGAAACAAATGCACTTGCCAAGATTGCAAAGTCAACAAACTCAAGTGATGGTGCCTCTATGTTCATTACACATGCACCATGTATTGATTGTGCTAAATTAGTATATCAATCAGGAATTAATTCTGTATATTATCGCAACAGTTATAAGAATACAGAAGGTTTAGATTTCTTAAAAAAATGTAACATAAAAATTGAGCAAGTATGAATTACACGGCAAAAGTAGTTGAAATTTGTGAGAATGGTGATGCCATTGTAGAGTTACCTCCTGAACTAATAGAAGAATTAGGTTGGCAGATAGGTGATAAACTTAATATGGACATGGTTGCAGGTGCAGTTATCATTGAAAATATCGATAACAATAATAGAAAAAAATCATTAGACAAAATTAAAGAATAGTGATAAACTATGAATAAGTATTGATTCATAATACTTTTCTATAAGGATTAAAATATGAGTATAACATTAAAGAATTTAGAAAGTGCATTGGCGGGCGAGTCAATGGCACATGTCAAGTATCGTTACTTTGCGAAGATTGCTCGTGAAGAAGGTTTCGAAGATGTTGCAAAACACTTTGAACACACAGCAGACCAAGAGTTACTTCATGCATGGGGTCACCTTGAGTTGTTGATTGGTAAACCAAATACAAAAGAATGTTTGGAAAAGGCCATTGAAGGTGAGACATATGAGTTCACCGAAATGTATCCAAAAATGCGTGATGAAGCCAAACTAGAGGGCATCGATAACTTTGTAAAAGAAATCAATGACCAAATTGGTGAATCAAAAGAACATGCTGCCCAATTTCAATCTATTTTAGAAAAGGCAGAAAAGCGTTTCAATGCTTTAAAGAAAGTAGAAGAACGCCATGCAACTGCGTATCAAAGAATGTTACAAGAGGTGCAATAATGGAACATATTTGTATTGTGTGTGGTCATGTCCACGATGAAGAAACAGAAGGTAAATGGGAAAATTTACCAGATGATTTTGTTTGCCCTGAGTGTGGTGTTGGCAAAGAAGATTATGAGTTATTAGACATTTAACTATAACAAATTAATGATTTTCTGTATTGAAATTTATTGTCATTTAATATAATATAGAGGTGTGGAAATATTTCCACTTCTTTATAAAGGAGACAATTATGTGGACCAAACCAGTAGCAACTGAAATGCGTTATGGCTTTGAAATTACAATGTATGTAATGAATCGCTAATAAATAGGAGTCCGGTCGTGATGGCCGGACTACTTTTATAGAATGGAGATATTATGTTAGTATTACCCGATAGTATGATAGGTAAACCAGTCGGTTTTACCTGTTCAACATTTGACCTGTTACATGCAGGTCATATCTTAATGCTTGCAGAAGCAAAAACAATCTGTGACTATTTGATTGTTGGTGTTCAAAGTGACCCAACTATCGATAGACCAGATACTAAAAACAAACCTGTTCAATCCGTTGTTGAAAGATATGTTCAATTATCTGCCGTTAAATTTATTGACCAGATTGTTGTTTATGATACTGAAAAAGACCTAGAAGATTTATTGATGTTCTTGCCTATTAGTGTTCGCATTATTGGTGAAGAATATAAAGATAAAGAATTCACAGGTAAACAAATTTGTGAGGACCGTGGTATCAAAATTTGGTACAACTCCCGCAATCATCGGTTTAGTTCTTCCGAATTAAGAAATAGAACCTATCAGTCTGAATTGTCTAAGAAGGTTTAATATGACTAAAGTATTCCGTGATGTGCAGGTGTTTATGTCTGCCGCAGGACAAACCATTTCAAAAAATAATCCTGAACAAGCGGTTCTTTATCGAAAACTAATCGATGAAGAATACGAAGAATTTTGCGAAGCGAGAATCAACGAAGATGATGTTGAAACTATTGATGCTTGTTTTGATATGATTTGGGTTATTGTGGGTTATATGTTATCCCGAGGATGGAATTGTGACCAATTGTGGGATGAAGGCGCATTAAGTAACCTGAAGAAGATTGATAGAACAACAGGTAAAGTTCTTAAAAGAGAGGACGGCAAAGTTCTCAAACCCGAAGGTTGGCAACCACCAGACTTCAGCAAGTTTACCTAAAAAGTATTGCACTCTACTACATTATCGTGTATAATTTCGTTATAAACATTTTTTGAGGATAAAATATGAACACCCGTGAAATCGCAAAGAGAATCGCCATCGAACACAAACTGCCCCGTGCAGAAAGGTACGATTTGTATTTGCGTGAAATCGACAACAATGTTGAAGTGATTGGTTGGATGCAAGATCCAACCGCAGACATTCGTGACTATCGTGGTCGTGAAATGCTTTTCCCCAAGCGTTGGGTAACGATTGGTGTATTACCTGCGGAGACTAGGGTAAATGTATAGAGTGTGTTACTACCTTAACTGCTCATCATCTGTGGCTTTCAAAGAGTTTGAAACTCTTGGAGAGGCCGTAGATTTTTCAATTAAACAACCGATAAATTCGGTAATAGAGATTAAACTACATGACTATAAAGCTCGTGACATTCAAAACGAATCATACGATTCTCGCAGAAGTGGACTGTACCAAAAATGATGAATTGGTTCTGAAAGAACCTGTTCAAGTTATCATGCAACCAACCAAAGAAGGTCCCATGATGGCATTTGCACCATTCTTAGAATACTGTGAAGAATTCAATACTGGTATTAAAATCACCATGGACAATGTTCTTTGCATTACAACTCCATCCAGAGAATTAGTAAACCAATACAATAAAGTATTTGGTAGTGGTATTCAAATTGCCTCTGTAATTCCTAATGTATGATATAATTATTGAATGAGTAAATACTACACCAATGTTGCCGTTCAGGGCAACAATATTCTTTTTAGAGGTGTCAAGAACGGTAGGCGAGTAAAGTTAAAAATACAATACTCGCCTACTTTGTTTTTGCCATCTAAGAAACCATCAGAATGGAAAACTCTATTCGGAGAAAACCTTGAGCCTATTAAGTTAGGTGATATTCGTGATGCAAAAGATTTTGTCAATCGATATGATGGTGTTGAGAATTTTAAAATCTATGGTAATGACCGATATGAATATTCTTTTATTGCAGATGAATTCAAAGGTCTAATTGATTGGGACATTCAACACATCAACATTGCTATCATCGATATCGAGGTTGGTTCTGAGAATGGTTTCCCAGACCCATATAAAGCAACTGAACCTATTACTGCCATTGCATGGAAAACATTGAATGGCGGTACTAAAGTTTATGGTTGCGGTGATTACATTGTGCAAGGTGAAGAAGAATACATCAAGTGCGATAGTGAATATGACCTGTGTAAGAAGTTTATACATGACTGGCAAAATAATTGTCCAGATGTTATCTCTGGTTGGAACACCGACTTCTTTGATATTCCTTACCTTGTAAACCGATTCAGAACTGTTCTCGGTGCCG